TGTCACGCAGTATGCGAGCTATCTGACGCTCTGTGTAGAACCCAGACTCGTGAAGCCAGTCACGAACGTCAAACAGGTCAAATCTCTCTGAAGCATCCAGAAGCCCCTGGTGACACTCAATGAACTCGAATAGGGATATTACCCTATTAGTCGCAATGGGGCCTAGAATGTCTTCTAGGAGCTTCTGATGGCCATTCAGCTCATCAAGTGTAGGTATCAATGCAACCTCAACCTGTCCCACTCCTGGGTACGACCGCTTCTTGTGCTTGCCAGCCAAGTCGCATATCATCCTGAGGCGATTGCGAGCTCTGATCGAATCACACCTCCACCAGAGAAGCTGAGTCAGCATCGACTCAACCGGGTCAATGTTAAGCATGTGGACTCCGTCTACTTGCCTTGAAGCTCTGGCGACAGGGTAGCACATCGTCTTGCACTCCATGTCAAGCATCGTGTAGTCTACGCTTAGATCGAAGTAGTCAAACCACACGTCGTAGAAGTCTTCTTCTGACCCTGACACCAAAATCCTGTCGTTGACTTGCGATACCTTGCAGAACATGTCCCTGTTGACAACGATGTAGCACTCACCATCCAGAGTCAGCACCTTGCGCCACATCAAGCTCTGCCTGGAGTCGAACGTGTTAGCTAGGCTGAAGCCTGGGACTGTGATTGCGAACATCCCGGCTCCTTCCGCTCCCACACTATGCCATTGTCATTCTTGACACACGCTATGCCAGAGTTCTTGATCATTCGCATGCATATCGGGCAAGGCGTCGCATCGTTTATCTGCTTGTCACTGAAGACGTCTTCACCTAGCTCCACTCCAGCCAAGTACATCGTAGCGCCTATCATATCACGACGAGATGCACTTAGCATCGCATTCTGCTCAGCATGGACCGCACCGCAAGTGGAGTAGTCACCTGAGTTGTGAGGCGTTCCCCTGTGCAAGCATATGCCAGTGTCAGTGCAGTTCGACTCTCCCCTAGGGTAGCCATTGTAGCCAGTGGCGATTATCTCGTCGTTCTTTACAATGACGCACCCGTACGTTCTTATGAAGCATGTCGACCTATGCGATGCTACACGAGCCATAGAGCAGTAGTACGCGTCCTTCGACATCCTCCTTATTGGCTTGAAGTCACTCTTGGACATCTGCAGCCTCCCTGCCTTTCAGCCACAGCTCGAGCTCGACCATGTCATGAAGCTTGACTACCTCTAAGCATGCAACGTACCAGTCTGCCTTCTTGTCATCTCTCTCCTGGCTTCCCTTGTACGGAGCACGCTCACGATACTTCCAAGCATTGCACCTGCAGAATCCCTCTACTGCTTCCCAGCCAAAGAGGATCACCATCTCGACAATGCACTCTCTCTCATGCTGCATGTAGTGAGACGGATTGTTGACCATATCAGACTCAAGAACGTCTACATAGCTCATGTCACTCACCATTCTCGATCGCCTCAAGCTGCTTCGCAGTAACCCTCTTGCCAAACTCCTCTGCTCGCTTCTTCATGAGCTCCTTGCGAATCGGAGTGACGTCATCGAAGCTGACGAAGCCACGATCGAAGAACAGCGGCACCTCGCACTCACCCATCGGGTTGCACACCTTCGACTTGGTGACCCTGAACTTCATGACGAGACCGACCTTCTCATTCCTAGCTGTGTTGCGAGGGTCTTTGTTCGGAATCTCTATCCACTGACGACGAGCAACCTGGATGCGTATCGAGCAACTGTGCTTCAGCTTCCTGCCACCAGGAGTGTCTGTCTTCTCACCGAACATCATCGCGTTCATCTTGTCTCTGACTTGATTGATGAACATCAATGTCGTTCCCGTAGTCTCGATTATCTCCTCGATCATTGGCAGGTACTTGTTAAGCAATCTAGCTGTTCCACCGATGCGCTGCTCCTCGATAGTGTCTCGCTCAGCAGACTTGAGCACCTTCTCCGCATCATCCTTAGGCACAAGAGACGGCACCGAGTCAATGCCTATCAGAGGAATTCCAGCCCTTGCGAACTGTATCGTCTTGTTGAGCGCGTCTTCACCGAACTTTGCACGGTACACAAGCAGCTGCTTTGGCTTGTTCCCGAAAACCTTTGCCCTAGCTGCATCGAAAGTGCCTTCGACCGGTATGTCAAGTGCAAGAGGCTGAAGACCACAAAGGTGGTATAGCAACGTAGTCTTTCCGCTTGCTTCAGGACCGTATACCTCGATCACCCTTCCCTCTGGCATACCGCCACCTATGATGGCGTCCAAGTCCTCGATGCCCGTGCTCCACCTCGGAATCTTGAGGTTGGCGAACTTCGAGTCAATCGTGTAGATCGACCCCTCGCCCTCCTTCTTGTTTATCTGGTTGCAAAGCCTCACGATTGCTTCTTTGTCTGTCTTAGGCATTAGAACTTCCTATCTGACACTGTAGCAGTTAACGCTATTGCACAGATCGTCACTACACCAGCAATGAACCCCACAATAAACTCGACCATCTTATAACCTACCATTAATACAGCAAAGGGGCTGGTCCCGAAGGACCAGCCCCATCTGTGGCTTAGTCAGCCATAGCGTCGTACTGGATAATGATGAAGTCAGCTTCCTCAACAGTGTCGAGCATGTACCAGTCAGATGGTGCAGTGTCTACTGGGCACTCACTGAACTTTCCTTGCCAAGTCTTGACACTCTTGTTCTCGTCCAGATAGTATACCAAAACGATGGCGTCATCTGGAATCTCCACCAACTTGTTACCCTTGCTTGCCATGCCGTTCTCCTTTCAACGACTGCGCAGCCCTTTGCTGCTCTAAATGCATTATATCACATCCAATGCTTGCGATACACGACAATTTTGAAGTTCTTTGAAGTTCTCAGATGACATCTGAGACACCTGAACTTAATATATGAGTATTTACCCATAATTGAGATTTGAAGTCCTCAGATGACCTCTGGTTAATTCTCAATAGCCTTTGCATATAACGTGGAGTTGTACTTCTTTACCCTACTTATATACTGTCGCTTGTTGAAGTTCAATGCTCCAGCATCCCTCAATGCATCAATTACTCTTGAAGTGACCAGACGAGACTTGCACCTGTCATAGAAGTCATCGAATGACGTGAACACTCCGTTTGCATTCCGCTCGTCTTCAATCTGCTGACAAGCCTTGTCACCGACGTTCTTTATCGTGCTAAGTCCAAGCTGAATTGCCTGCTCACCGTCAATCTTTCGAAGTGACGTCTTCGGACTAGACCAGTTCACATGCGGCAAGAACACCACTGAGCCATCAGCAACTGCCAAGCATTGGAATCTGTAAAGCTCGGAGTCGTTCCTGGCGTACTTCATCTTGCAGAACCAGTACTCGTTAGGATAGTACGTCTTGTAGAACATCTCCTCCATGGAGATCAGACTGTACCCTACTGAGTGGCCCTTGTTGAACGTGTACGTTGTCATCTTCTCGAACAGCTGCTTAGACTCCTCAGCATCGAACCCGTTCTTGACTGAGCCATTGACAAACTTCTTGAACAGCTCGTCTCTCATCTCGTTGTAGATTCGTTGTGCAGACTCCGTCATATGCGAGCCCTTCATCATCTTCATGACCTTGTCTGCGTCTTGCCACTCCATTCCTGCAATGTAGACGCAGATTCTCTGCACCTGCTCCTGATAGATGATTGTGCCGTAAGACTCAGACGTCTCCGAGTAGTAGAACAGCTTCTCAGCTTCTTCCTTGTTGTACTTGTTCTGAGCGTACATCTCAGGCTGTCCAGTGCTGAGAGGACCAGGTCGATTCATTGCAGACGCTGCAACTACGTCATTGAACGAATCGCAGTTTATCTCCTTGAGAATGTTCCTTGCAGTAGGCTTCTCGAACTGGAACACACCATCACAGCTACCAGTCCTGAAGTTCTCCAACATCTTCTTGTCATTGACTATCTTCGTATAGTCGACTGTCACTCCAGTAGTCTTGCGAAGGTCACCTATCGACTCCATCGTCTTTAGACCTAGAATGTCGAACTTTATGACATTGATCGACTCTATGTCTTCCAAGTCATATGACGTGAAGACGTCTCCTTGCTTGTCTACTCGCAATGCGCAGTAGTCCAAGATGTTGCCACCCGTTATTGCAACACCAGCTGCATGAGTACCGATGAACCGCACCTTCTTGTACAGCTTCGAAAAGTGAAACATGATGTTGTCGTACTGCTCGTTCACTCGCTTGACTTCTGGATCTGCCATCATCTCGTCGACTTCAAGCACTGCAGTAGCACCATCAATGTACTTGCTAGCAAGCTTCTTCACATGTGAAAGCTCTGCCTTGTCCATGACCAAGTCTACTTTGCCATCATCACCGACTACCTCTTTCTGAATGCCGCACACC